TTGTAAAACTTTAGACACCCCCCACCCCTAAATAAAAAGGCCATACCCCTGTAATTTTTTAAAAATTTAGTATTACTTCTTGTCTAACACTAGACAGATTCAGGCGTAAAAAAGCCCCCGAACCATGCAGCTCGGGGGCAAAGAGGTCTACAACCCCAAGGAGAAGCAATGTGCAACAGCGTTGCAGCACTACCAATATCAGTGTACACTGCGGACAACGAGGTTACAAGCGGTCCGCCAAAACCGCACCTACGCATGCTTGAACATCTTATCTCTGGCGAACTTGACCCGGTTGTCCTGCAGGACCTACCGGATTCTTTCGTGCCCATCGCCAAAGCACAACCCGCCCAAACGATCGACGCCAAGGTGGCCACAGCTGACTGGCTCAAAGACTTGGGACTCGACGACCACAAAGTCCAGACCGAGGCCGAAACCCAAACTGCCCGCGCAGCCTTTGCAACACTGACCACTGGATCAACCCCTGCATCCATTCAGTCAGCGCTCACTAACATACAGACTCCGAAAGCTGTTCAGCATTTGGTGGGGATGCTGACCGCTTACGACTGGGAGTTCGTGAGCCAAGCCAAAGAGCTGCGCGGGTATGCGGTGGCCAAAATCTTGGAAGACTGCGAGAACCCCAACGCCAACATCCGGCTCAAAGCGCTTGGCCTTTTGGGCAAAGTCACTGAGATCGGGCTGTTCACGGACAAGATTGAGATTAAGCAAGCGGAGATGTCGGACTCCGAGATCGAGCAGCGCATCAAAGACAAGCTGGCCAAGTTCATGGGCGTGATCGACGTCATTGATGTTGCGTCCAGCACAGAAGACCTTCCAGAAAACGGCTCCTCCTACACCCTGACACCAGATGAACCTGAACAAACTGACAACGCTGACCAAGCGTGAGTTGGAGGCGCTTGAACGCGCACTGCCGACAATGTCCGTCAAGGAGAAGATGGAGTTGCTCGACGATTTGGAGAAACGCGAGCACAGAACGCGGCTGGCAACGGCCCAAGACAACATGCTGGGGTTCGCTTCGGCGGTTTATCCGGGCTTTAAGATCGGGCCGCACCACAGGAAGCTGGCCAAAATCTTCACGGACGTGATCGAGGGGCGCAAAAAGCGCGTCATCATCAACATTGCGCCCCGTATGGGCAAGTCGGAGTTCAGCTCCTACCTGTTTCCTGCCTATTTTTTAGGCAAGTACCCCCAGAAGAAGATCATCATGGGCACGCACACGGCGGGTTTGTCCGAAGATTTTGGTCGGCGCATCCGAAACTTGATTGATACGGAGGAGTACCGTGAGATTTTCCCCCAGACTTTGGTTGCGGACGACCAAAAGGCAGCTGGTAAGTGGTCTACAGGTGCTGGCGGTCAGTACTACGCTGCTGGTGTCGGCGGCGCTCTTGCTGGTCGTGGTGCTGATTTGTTCGTTATTGACGATCCCCACTCGGAGCAGGACGTTAAGACCAACAGCCGGTTGGCTTTCGACACGGCGTGGTCATGGTTTCAAACGGGCCCGCTCCAGCGACTGATGCCGGGCGGGGCGATCATCGTCATCATGACGCGCTGGTCCTTGCTGGACCTGACTGGACGCCTTATCAGCTACCAAGCCAAGAATCCCGAGGCCGAGCCGTGGGAGATCGTGGAGCTTCCGGCCATCCTGCACCAAGACACCGAGAACGAGAAGTCCCTGTGGCCCGAGCAGTGGCCGCTGGCTACTCTTAAATCCACGAAGGCCGCGTTGGACCCCAAGTACTGGAACGCACAGTACATGCAGCAGCCCACTGCCGAGGGCAGCGCCATTGTCAGCAGGAAGATGTGGCGTATCTGGGAGGGCGAAGAGCCGCCTCGCTGCGACTACGTGATCCAGAGCTGGGATACGGCCTTTGAAGTCAAGAACAACTCCGACTATTCCGCGTGCACAACGTGGGGCGTTTTCTACAACGAGGAAGAGGGCGACGCGCCGCAGGTGATCTTGCTGGACGCGTTCAAGGACCGGATGACGTTCCCCGATCTGAAAGTCACGGCGCTCAAGCACTGGAAAGAATGGGACCCAGACGCGTTCATTGTGGAGAAGAAGGCCTCCGGTGGGCCCCTGATCCAAGAGCTGCGAAGCATGGGCATCCCCGTGCAAGAGTTCAGCCCCAGCCGGGGCAACGACAAGCTGGTGCGTCTGAATGCTGTTGCGGATTTGTTCAGTTCGGGTAAAGTCTGGGCACCGGACACGCGCTGGGCTCGGGAAGTGATTGAAGAGATGGCGGCATTCCCCGTTGGGGAGCATGACGACTTTGTTGACACGACCACCCAAGCGTTGTTGCGCTTCAGGCAAGGCGGCTTTATCTCGCTCGACTCGGACGAGAAAGAAGACCGCGTCTACACCCGCCGTAGGGCGGCGTACTATTAACGAAAGCTGACACATGGCCACGAATATTGACAAAGCACTCTTTCAGCAGCCGACCGGCATTGACGCCGCAGGCGAAATGGAAGAACCGATCGAAATTGAAATCATTGACCCAGAGGCCGTGCACATCGACTTGGGGGACGTGGAGATTGACATCGAGAAAGCCGAGCCCAGCATCGACGACTTCGACTGCAACTTGGCCGATTACCTGTCCGAAGGTGCCCTGTCTTCCATGGTCTCGGAGCTGTCTTCTGATATTGAGAACGACAAGAACTCCCGCAAGGAGTGGGAGAAGGCCTACGTCACCGGCCTGAAACTGCTGGGACTGCAGATCGAAGAGCGCACCGAGCCTTGGGATGGCGCGTCCGGCGTGTTCCATCCGATGATTACGGAAGCTGTTGTCAGGTTCCAGTCAGAAACAATCACCGAGACGTTCCCTGCCGCAGGCCCTGTGCGCACTAAAATCATGGGCAAAGAGACCCCTGAGAAGAAAGAAGCCGCAGTTCGCGTCCAAGAAGACATGAATTTCCAGCTGACAGAGGTCATGCAGGAGTTCCGCCCAGAGCATGAGCGCATGTTGTGGAGCCTCCCGGCCACGGGCTCAGCATTCAAGAAGGTGTATTTCGACCCCAGTATTGGGCGTCAGACTTCGATCTTCATCCCCGCAGAAGACATGTTGCTGCCCTACGGCACCTCGGACATCCAGAGCTGCTACCGCGTCACGCACATCATGCGCAAGACCGAGAACGAGATTCTGGAGCTGCAGCAGTCGGGCTTTTACCGCGACGTGGACATCGGCTCCCCGGACAAGGCGATCGACGAGATCAACAAGGCCAAGGACAAAGAAACCGGCTTCGCTGACCTGAACGACGAGCGCTTCACCCTGTGCGAGAGCCATGTCAAGCTGGTCATCAAGGGCGATCCGTTGTGCGACATGGACGAGGACGACGAGCCTACCGGCATTGCCCTGCCGTACGTGGTCACGTTCATTCGCGGCACCAACACCGTGTTGGCCGTGCGCCGCAACTGGGAAGAAGACGATACCCTGCACCTGAAGCGTCAGCACTTCGTGCACTACCAGTACATCCCCGGCTTCGGTGCGTACGGCTTTGGTCTGTTCCACCTGATCGGCGGCTTTGCCAACTCGGCCACCAGCATCATGCGTCAGTTGATCGACGCCGGTACGCTGAGCAACTTGCCCGGCGGCCTGAAGTCCCGTGGTCTGCGGATCAAAGGCGACGACACCCCGATCGCTCCGGGAGAGTTCCGCGACGTGGACATCGGCTCCGGTGCCCTGCGCGACAATATCTTACCGTTGCCTTACAAAGAGCCGTCGATGGTCTTGGCCGGTCTGCTCAATACGATCGTGGAAGAAGGTCGCCGCTTTGCAGCAACCGCAGACATGAAGATCAGCGACATGGGCGCAAATGCTCCCGTGGGTTCGACCCTTGCTTTGTTGGAACGCCAACTGAAGGTGATGACCGCTGTGCAGGCCCGGGTCCATTTCGCCCTGAAACAAGAGCTGCAACTCTTGGCCGTCATCATTCGTGACTACACGGACGACGAGTACACCTACGAGCCAGATGGCGAAAAAGGGGCCCGGGCCAAGAAGAGCGACTACCGTCATGTGGACATCCTGCCTGTCAGCGATCCAAACGCAGCCACCTTGTCACAGCGCGTGGTGCAGTATCAGGCCGTCATCCAGTTGGCTCAGTCGGCTCCAGACATCTATGACCTGCCCAAGTTGCATCGCGGCATGCTGGAAGTGCTGGGCATCAAGAACGCAGACAAGCTTGTTCCGCTGGAAGAGGACCAAAAACCAACGGACCCTGTGTCAGAGAATCAAAACATTCTCAAAGGCAAACCCGTAAAGGCCTTCCAGTACCAAGACCATCAGTCGCACATTCAGGTGCACATGTCCGCCATGCAAGACCCGATCATCATGCAGCTCGTGGGCCAAAACCCGAAGGCTCCGATGATTCAGGCAGCCATGATGGCTCACATTGCCGAGCACGTTGGCTTTGGCTATCGCCAGAAGATCGAGCAGCAGCTCGGTATGCCGTTGCCTCCAGAGGGCGAACAACTGCCGCCACAGATCGAGATCGCCTTGTCGGGAATGATGGCGCAAGCTGCCCAGCAACTCCTTCAGCAAAACCAAGCGCAAGCCGCTCAACAGCAAGCCCAGCAGCAACAGCAAGACCCGGTTGTGCAGATGCAACAGCAAGAATTGCAGATCAAGCAAGGCGAGTTGGACCTGAAGAAAAAGAAACTGGAGATCGACGCTGCCGCACAAGCCGACGAACTGGAACTCAAGAAGGCCGCTTTGGAAGGCAAGATGGAACTCGACGGTTTCAAAGCTGGCCAACAGGCACAGCACATGGAGAAGAAACTGCAATCCGACCAAGAACGTGAAGGTGTCCGCATGGGCATCGACATTGCAAAGAGCCGTCAACAGATGGCACGTCCTCAACCAACCAAGGGTAAACCCTCAACTACATGATTGCTGACTTCGCACGCGTATTGCGCGAAAAATTACGCACCGACATGAACAACTACACCGACGATATGGCCGGTGGAGTGTGTCGCTCATTCGACGATTACCAAAAACTCTGCGGCCTAATTCAAGGTCTGGCGGTTGCAGAGCGTCATCTCCTCGACCTTGTAGAGAAAGTAGAGCAATCAGATGAGTGAAATCATTCTGCCCCCGGGCATCAGCCTGCCAAAGCACATCCAGCCCCTCAACGCCCCAGAAGGCGAGGCTGACAACGAAACCAAGGCATCAGCGCTACCTATCCCCACGGGATACAAAATGCTGTGCGTCGTACCAGAGGTCGATGAAAAAGTCGTCGGTACGTCACTCGATCTGATTCGAGATGCCATGACGATGAAGGCCGAAGAACACGCGACAACCGTGCTATTTGTGCTCCGAGTCGGACCAGACGCGTACAAAGACACCACCAAGTTCCCATCCGGCGCATGGTGCAAGGAAGGTGATTTTGTGCTCGTGCGTACCTACACCGGTACTCGTTTTAAGATTTTCGGCAAGGAATTCCGAATCTTGAACGACGATCAGGTGGAGTGTGTTGTGCAAGACCCTCGCGGTTTAACCCGCGCTTAAGGAGTAGAAATGGCTGGATACAAGTTCCCGGACGAGCAGGACGATGACGTCACGTCCAAACAGGACAACGAGGTTGAAGTAAGTTTCTCTGCAGACAACGATGTCGAGATTGAAATCGTTGATGACACCCCGGAGAAAGACCGTGGGCGTAAACCACTGGACCGCGAAGTCAGCGATCCAACCGATGACGAGATTGAAAGTTACTCCGATGGCGTCAAGAAGCGCATCAAGGAACTGACACATGCACGTCACGACGAGCGCAGGGCCAAAGAGTCCCTCATGCGCGAAAAGCAGGAACTCGAACGCCTTGCTCAACACATGGTGTCAGAGAACAACCGGCTTAAGCAGTACGTCAACAGCGGCACTGAGCATTACGCGGCTTCCCAGATTCAGATTGCTGAAACGGAAGTTGATAAAGCCAAGCGCCAGTTGAAGGAAGCGACCGATGCTTTTGACACTGACGGCGTTGTTGCGGCACAAGATGCCCTGATGGATGCCAAAATAAAGATGCAGGCTGCGAAAAATTTCAAGCCTACCCCTTTACAAGTTGACGAGACTGATGTACAAAGTCAACAAACGCAAGTACCGCGTCAGGAACTGGACGATAAAACTGTCCGCTGGCAGGCAAAAAACCGGTGGTTCGGTTCTACGGGGTACGAGGAAGTCACCAGCTTTGCACTAGGGCTGCACCAAAAACTAGTAAATTCGGGAATTGACCCCCGCTCTGACGATTATTTCGAGCGCATTGATGCTCGCATGAAGTCCACGTTCCCCGAAGTTTTCGGTGGTTCTGACGACAAGCCAAAATCTGGCGATGGTTCCAGACGACCTACCTCGGTTGTTGCCCCAGCGACTCGTTCGACGGGCGCAAGAAAGGTACAACTGACCCCAACGCAAGTCGCGCTGGCAAAGAAGTACGGATTAACCCCGCAGCAATATGCTGCTGAAGTAGCAAAACTGGAGAAATCGAATGGCTGAAACAACAACCCGGACCCCTCGTGACCTTGTGTCACGCGATAAAGTAACTCGGTATGTGTATACACCCCCGAGTGCATTGCCTGACCCTACCCCTGAACCCGGTATGGTGTATCGCTGGATTGCGACGCACGTACTTGGTGAAGCCCAAAACACGAACGTGTCTACCAAGATGCGCGAAGGTTGGGACCCGGTTAAAGCAGTGGACCATCCAGAACTGATGCTGGAAGGTAATGCGAAAACTGGCAACGTCGAGATCGGCGGCCTCATGCTCTGCAAGATGCCACGCGAACGCGCCCAAGCCCGTGATGAGTATTACGCGAAACAAGCTCAGTCCCAGATGGATTCTGTGGATAACAGTTTTATGCGAAACAATGATCCTCGCATGCCGCTTTTTGCTGACCGCAAGTCATCAACAAGTCGTGGCGGTGGTTTTGGTTCTGGTTCAAAGTAACAAGGAGTCTTAAATGGCATCTACCGCTTCCCCCTACGGCCTCCGTGCCGTAAACGAGCTGGGTGGCCTACCATATGCTGGTAGCACCCGCACTTTCTTGATTAACCCTGCTGGTACAGCAGCGAACATGTACAACGGCACCGTTGTGGCAGTGGACGCAGATGGCTACGTGGTCCCCGTGACTGTCGTTGGCTCAGCTGCAGCCCCCTTCCCCGTCGGCGTGGTTGGTGTGTTTGCTGGTTGCTCGTATGTGAACGCTCAAGGTCAGCAAATTTTTGCTCAGTACTACCCTACCGGCACAACCGGCGTGGTGACTGCACAGATCATTGATGACGACCGTGCTGTGTTTGCTGTGCAATCCGCTGGCTCACTGGGTCAAACCGCTCTGGGTATGAACGTCGCTTTCAGCGCCGCTCAAACTGGCAGCGCCACTACTGGTAATTCGACTACTGCTGTCTCGGCTACCCCCGTTGACACTACTGGCGTCGCTTTCCGTATCGTTGGATTCGTGCAGAACATTACTTCCACTGTTGGCGATGCAAAAACCGACGTGCTGGTGAAGTTCAATCCCGGTTCCCATTCGTATTCCAACGCCACCGGCGTCGCCTGATAAGGAGTCTGAATCATGGCAATTTCACGCGCACAACTGCTCAAAGAGCTACTCCCCGGTCTGAACGCCTTGTTCGGTTTGGAATACGCACGTTACGGCGAAGAGCACAAAGAACTCTACGAAACAGAGAAATCTGAGCGTTCTTTTGAAGAAGAAACCAAGCTGTCCGGCTTTGGTGCTGCACCTGTCAAGAACGAAGGCTCTGCCATTTCGTATGACAACGCGCAGGAAGCCTTCACTGCCCGTTACACCCACGAAACCATCGCTCTGGGCTTCTCCATCACGGAAGAAGCAGTGGAAGACAACCTGTATGACAGTCTGTCGGCCCGCTACACCAAGGCTCTGGCTCGCGGTATGGCTTACACCAAGCAAGTAAAAGCTGCTTCGGTGTTGAACACAGGTTTTTCCGGCTCCTCCCTCGGTGGTGACGGCGTTTCCTTGTTCGGTAATAACAGTTCCGGCACTCGCGTGGGTCACCCACTCGTTGGCGGCGGTGTTAACTACAACAGCCCTACCACTGGCGTGGACTTGAACGAGACTTCGCTGGAAAACGCAACGATCCAGATCGCTGCTTGGACCGACGAACGTGGTCTGTTGACCGCTGCCAAGCCCCAGAAGTTGGTGATCCCACCAGCCCTGATGTTCGTGGCCAAGCGTCTGCTTGACACCGAGCTGCGTGTTGGTACTGCTGACAACGACATCAACGCGTTGAAGCAAATGGGCACAGTGTCTGGCGGCTATACCGTCAACCACTTCTTGACCGACAACAACGGCTGGTTCTTGACTACAGACGTGCCTAACGGTCTGAAACACTTTGAGCGTACTGCTCTGTCCACTTCCATGGATGGTGACTTCGACACCGGTAACGTCCGTTACAAGGCTCGTGAGCGTTATAGCTTCGGCTATTCCGACCCACTGGGTATCTGGGGCTCCACAGGCTCTTGATAAGACTCACCGGAATCTTTCGGTGATCCAATGAAAAAGGGGCCTTGTGCCCCTTTTTCTTTTAGTGTATATTGCACCAATCCCCGGACTTTTCCGGTGTATCTGACGGCCTCCGGGGCCGACGTCATGCAGACAGATACGCCTTAACCGCATGAGGAAATTATCATGGCACGCACCACCTTCTCCGGCCCAGTCGTATCGCAAAATGGCTTTATTTCTGGCGCTCAAGTAACCGCTGCAAACGCAGTTAACGCAACCGGCACTGCTACTGCGGCCCAAGTTGCTTCGGGTTACATCACCTCTACATCGGCACTGGCCACCACCATCACGCTGCCTACAGGCACTTTGCTTGGCACCGCCATTGGCGCAACACAAGGCACGATGCTTGAGTTGGTTGTTGATAACACCGCTGGCGCTGACGTGGTCACGATTGCTGCTGCCACAAACGGCATCCTGTCTTCTGCAGCCGTTGACACTGCCGCATCTTTTGGTGATCTGACGATTGCTGCTGGTGCAACAGGTGTTGGCCGCTTCACCATCATGTTCTCCAGCCCAACAGCTTACGTGTTTACCCGTACAGCCTAATTGGTCTCAGGGGCTTCGGCCCCCTGTCTTAAAGGAGATTAATTATGATGCAAACTGATGTACTGCTGACGCAGCCCTTGGGCTCGTCAAACACATTCAAAATGCAAGGCGGAGCCGTTCTTGGCGCTTGCCGGATTAAAGCGATATACGGCACTTCAGCAGCTCTGGCTGGCACTTTGGTTTTGTACGACGGCTCGAACGATACCGGCAAGTCTATTGGCACAATCAGCACGCCAACAGCTGGAAATGCAGGAACATATTACTTGTTGTTGCCGGGTGAAGGCATTTTGGTTCGGACCGGTGTTTACGCCGTCATTACCAATGTTGACTCCGCGATGCTTGTGTATGGCTAAAGCACCTGCCCCCAAGAAGAAAGGTCCGTCCCTTGCGGTTGGCCGTGGCGAAAAGCTGCCGGTCTCCAAGGGTGCGGGTCTGACTGCGAAGGGGCGTGCAAAGTACAACAAAGAAACGGGCAGCAACCTCAAGGCTCCACAGCCACAGGGCGGGGCTCGCAAGGACTCGTTTTGTGCTCGGATGTCTGGCATGCCCGGCCCAATGAAAGACGAGAAGGGGCAGCCTACACGCAAGGCGGCATCTCTTGCACGATGGAAATGCTAATATGAAAAACGAACTCTCAGAATCGTCAAAACACATCGTTGACGCGCTGTCAGTGGTCACAGTGCTTGGCACCTTAACCGAAATGCTCCCTTCAATCGCAGCAGTATTTACGATCGTCTGGACCAGCATCCGAATCTGGGAGACCGCCACTGTCCGTAACTGGACTGGCCGAAAGAAACCCGATGCCATCGACGAGTAAGAAACAACACAACTTCATGCAGGCGGTGGCGCACAGCCCTGCGTTTGCAAAGAAGGTAGGCGTCCCGCAAGCTGTGGGCAAAGACTTTTCAACTGCGGACAAGAACCGCAAATTCAAAGAAGGTGGCGATATGAAAGAGTCCAAAGCAATGGCAGCCAAAGAGATGAACTTCATGAAAAAGAAGGGCGCTCCTGCCTCAATGATTAAGCATGAAAAAGCTGAAGCCAAGGGTAAACCCTTTGCTAAAGGCGGCATGACCAGCATGGGCGCAGTCAAAACTGCCGCCCCAAGCCGTGATGGTGTTGCTGTTAAAGGCAAGACCAAGGGTAAGATGATTACCATGGCTCGCGGCGGCAAAACCTGCTAAGGAGTACGGCATGGCCCAGAACCCTAACATTGACGACGACACTCGCGCTCGTGCACGTAAGTTTGTGGCCGAGGGCACTGCCGCTCCCACCGCTCCTGCTACAAAGAAACAACGTATGGTCAGCAAGAAAGAACTGGATGAGTCCGGTCTCAGCTTGCGCGACTTCTTGAACAAAGAACGCGGTTTGACACGTCGTGAAGACAAGCCTATGTCTGCGACGGCAGCAGCCAAACGGCTGAAGTTGGGGGAAGAGCCCTCAAGCGCCGCAGTGTCTAGCGCAAACGCGCGACTCGGCTTAGAAAACCCCACAGAAGCTGCATACAAACCACGCCGTACACCTGAACCGTTGTCGAGCGTTGTGCGGCCCGGCACCAACGTCAATTATGAGAACACCGAGACTTCGGACATGATGAAGCGTGGCGGCAAGGTCAAGAAAATGGCTTCTGGCGGTTCTGCTTCTTCTCGTGCTGACGGTATTGCCCAACGTGGAAAGACACGCGCATGAGAGCCAGTCGCGGAATGGGGGCTATCTCCCCCACAAAGATGCCGAAGGCTAAAACCGGTACGCGTACGGACGGTGACAAGTTCACTAAGTACGCCAAAGGCGGGGCTGTCGCCAAGTTCCAGAGTGGTGGCGAAACCAAGGCTAAAGAGAACCCTGCGGTTGCTGCGGCTAGAGAGGCCGAGGCGAAGCTGCGTAACTACAACGATGAGCTAATGTTCATGGATCGTAGTGAAATCCCACCACCCGATGTTCAACAGGCCCAAAAAACACAGTTGTACAAGCAGATGATCGACGCCGCTCCGCTAGGTTTTGTGCCGAGTCAGTTGCCCGGTAACAATTACGGGTTTAAACCCCCCAAGCAGTGGAGAGGCGTTGAGCAACTCCGAAAAGCGGGCGGCCTTCTTACAAAAACAAAAGTGAAGAAGTAAACCATGGCAACATCCGGCGTCTCCAACTTCAACCTCGACTTGACGGAAATCGTTGAGGAGGCGTTCGAGCGCGTCGGCGGCGAGATGCGTACGGGCTATGACCTGCGCACCGCTCGTCGGTCGTTGAACCTCTTGTTTGCTGACTGGGCCAACCGGGGCATCAACATGTGGACGTTCGAGCAAGGCACGCAGGTGCTGACCCCGGGCGTAGCCACGTACCCCCTCCCCGCCGATACCGTGGACTTGATGGAGCACGTCATCCGTACGGGCGCAGGAAGCGCTTCGACACAGGCGGACCTGACAATCACGCGTATCAGTGTTTCTACCTACGCCACGATCCCCAACAAGCTGCAGCAAGCTCGCCCGATCCAAATCTGGATTGAGCGTTTGAACACGCCGCAGTTCACTGTATGGCCTGTTCCTGACAACACCCAGACCTACACGCTGGTGTACTGGCGCTTGCGCCGCATCCAGAACGCTGGCGAGGGCGTGAACACCATGGACATGCCCTTCCGCTTCATCCCCGCTATGATCGCTGGGCTGGCTTATTACTTGGCCATGAAGGTTCCGGGCGCACTGGATCGACTTCAGATTCTCAAGGCGCAGTACGATGAAGCATGGGAATTGGCCAGTACAGAAGACCGGGAAAAAGCAGCTGTTAGAATGGTACCTAGACGACAATACATAGGGTCTGGGACATGAATAAAGTAAGCCGAAAAGAAGCCCAAGCGCAGGGCTTGTCAAAATACTTTACCGGGGTTGCGTGCCGCCGAGGCCATGTCTCGGAGCGTTACGTTGCCGGAGCTTGCTGCGAGTGCGTATCAAAACGCAAAAAAGAACTCTACCAAGAGCGACGGGAAGAAGTCTTGGCGTACATGAAAGTTCAAGGTGCGGCGTATCGAGCAGCCAACCCAGAAAAACGGGCGGAAAACTCCCGTCGCTGGAAACAAAACCACCACGAGCGCGTGCTTTTGTTGGAGAGGGCGCGCCGACAGAGCAACCCCGAAGCAGCACGCAGGAACTCAAGAGCGCACTACTACCGGCACCGTGAACGAGAACTTATTCGTCAAAAAATTTGGCGCATGGCCAATAAGGGTGTGGTAAACGCTTTTACTGCCAAACGCAAAGCGGACTTGCTACAGAGAACGCCGGTTTGGCTGTCAGCAGATGATCTGTGGCTTTTGCAAGAGGCGTACCTTTTGGCGCAGCAAAGGACGGCGCTAACAGGGTTTGTGTGGCACGTAGACCACGTAATTCCGTTGCGTGGAAAGAAAGTTTCTGGCCTGCACGTACCCACAAACATCCGCGTAATTCCGGGGGTTGACAACCTTCGTAAAGGCAACCGGATGGAGGTTGCATAATGGGCAATCGGTTTGCCAGTGCCAAGAACTCGATCGCCCAATGCGACCGCTGCGGGTTTCGGTTTAAGTTGACACAGCTTAAAAAAGAAGTTGTCAAAACTAAACAGATAAATATACTCGTATGTTCGGAGTGCTGGAGCCCAGATCAGCCGCAGTTGCAGCTGGGCATGTACCCGGTGTCTGACCCCCAAGCTGTACGCAATCCGCGTAGGGACACAACGTACGTTACAGCGGGGCCAAACCCTGCTGGATACCCCACAGGGGGCAGTAGAGATATTCAGTGGGGGTGGAACCCCGTTGGCGGTGCACGGGCGTATGACGACGGCCTGACACCAAATTACTTGGTATTGACTGGATCGGTCGGCCAAGTGACAATCCAAGTAACTTAAGGAGTCCGTCATGGATGCAAAGAGCGCAGTTCGCAAGCATGAAAGTAACATGCACCCCGGCCAAAAGCCTACCAAGCTCCGCGCTGGTGGCAAGACCAACAGCGACATGCTGAAGATGGGTCGTGGCTTGGCCAAGGTCGCCAATCAGAAATCCCCTACACGCACTGTGCGTGGTACAGGAATCTAATCATGGCCAAGATCAACAACAAGCCCGCTTCGGCGTATGCCAAGCCCCACACCATGGGCGGTAAGACGGTTGAGGCCGTGCTGCCCAAGGTCAACGCCATGAAACACATGCAGGACACAAACGTGTCTGTGGCCAACAACCACAGCAATGAGTATCCGGGCACTAAAACCTCCGGCATCAAAATCCGTGGTACCGGTTGCGCTACCAAGGGCGTAATGGCTCGCGGCCCAATGGCCTGATACGAACATGAACTACACCCAGTTGACGGCTGCGATCTGCGATTACACGCAGAACTTCGACCAAGATTTCATTGACAACATCCCGGTGTTCGTCAAGCAGGCGGAGCAGCGCATCTTCAACACGGTGCAGTTCCCGTCGATTCGCAAGAACATGACGGGTACCCTCACATTGGGGAACAAATACCTGTCAGCCCCGGGCGATTTCTTGGCGGTATATTCGTTGGCGGTTATTGATGCTACGGGCGCGTATGAGTACCTGTTGAATAAGGATGTGAACTTCATCCGGCAGGCATACCCGAACCCAACTTCCACAGGGTTGCCAAAGTACTACGCCTTGTTTGGGCCAACGACCACGAATAGCGCTCCACCAGTCATCACAAATGAGCTGTCGTTCATCATGGGGCCCACCCCCGATTCGGCGTACACGGTGGAATTGCATTTCTACTACTACCCTGAGTCAATCAGTGTGGCGACTTCTGGCCAGACTTGGCTTGGTGACAACTTTGACTCGGTGCTGCTGTACGGTTCTTTGGTTGAGGCGGTTACTTTCATGAAGGGTGAAGCCGACATGGTTCAGCTGTACAACACGAAGTACACCGAAGCTCTTGCACTGGCGAAGCGTCTCGGAGACGGCATGGAAAGACAAGATGCCTACCGCAGTGGCCAATACCGACAGGCGGTGACTTGATATGGCATTTGACCAAACACTCACCACGAGCTTCAAGCAGGACATCCTGCTGGGTGTGCATGACCTCGAGACCGATACCCTCAAGATGGCGTTGTTCTTGGCCACAGCAGAGCTGGGTGCGGACACTTTGATCTACACCACCACGGGCGAAACTTCGGGAACGGGGTATACACCGGGTGGAAACGTCTTGACGGGCGTTACTGTCCTGACATCAGGCACCACAGCGTACGTTGATTTTGCCGATCCAACATGGGACCCCGCCAGCTTTACGGCACGGGGTGCGCTCATTTACAATGCCAGCAAGGGTGATAAAGCCATTGCGGTATTGGATTTCGGCTCCGACAAGACCGCCACAACCACATTCACGGTGCAGATGCCCGCCAACACAGCGACAAGTGCGCTGATCCGTATTTCCTAAAGGAGTTCGATATGAACAGCGAAAAAGTAAAAGCCGGTGGCGTGTTCACCGTTCAGTGTTTCGATAAAGATGGCCAGCTCAAGTGGACGCATGCCGAGCACAATCTCGTTGTCAACGTCGGTCTCAAGGACATGAACGAAAAGTATTTTTCGGGCACAGGTTATACCGCTGCTTGGTATATTGGACTGTACGGCGCGGCTGCTTCCAACGATCCTGCTGCGGGTGACACAATGGCGCTGCATACCGGCTGGACTGAAGTTACTGCTTACTCGCAGGCTACACGCCCACAAGCCCTTTTTGGAACAGCCACTACAGCCGACCCATCGGTCATCAGCAACACTCTGTCCGTGGCGGTGTACAGCATCAACGGCACAGCAACTGTAGGCGGAGCCTTCTTGACTAGCGATAGCACCAAGGGGGGTACAACCGGTACGCTGTTTTCCGCTGCGGACTTCCAAGCCCCCGGCGATCGCGCTGTGGTGTCTGGGGATACCCTGAACGTCACGTACCAATTTAGCCTCGACGCAGCGTAAGAGGTCATGTGTTCGCAGGCTCTCCGTTTGCCACTGCACCATTTGCCGCACTGAGCGGCAATGTGTACTTGGTCGCCGTCTACGAAAGTGGGACGGTAGCGGATGCTCCGTTTGCAAACACCGTTTTCCGCAGTGCAGTCTCTGAGACCGCCACAGGCGCAGACGCCACGGCCACCCGGGTTGTCTTCGTAACGCTGGTCACAGAAACGGCGGCAGGGCTGGATCAAACCTCGGCGCTGGTTAGCGTCCGGGCTTCTGTGTTTGAAAGCGCCGCTGGGCTTGACACGTTGCAAGGCAATGTGGACTTTGGCGTAGCCGTCCATGAGGCAGGCGCTGGGCTTGACTCCGTGAGAGCTGCTCAAGGGCATGCTGTGCGGGTATTCGATGGGGGATCGGCACTGGATGTGATCTCCGCGCTGGCGGACTTTGCGCCATTGATCGCAGAAAGCTCTGTGGCGGCTGACAGCATCGAGTCCATCAAAGCCACGCTGTGCAGTGTCATCGAAGGGGCTTTGGGTGCCGACGCGCTGAGCGCCAACTTCATTGTTTTGGCCAATGTGGTCGAAGCCTCTACAGTTGCGGATGAAGCGGCTTTGGCCGTGGACTGGGCGGTGAGCATCGACGAGTCGGTGCAAGTGGATGACCTTAACCGGTCGCGGGCAGTCTTTGTATCTTTGATGGTGGAGCACGGGGTTGCGGCTGACAGCGCACTGGGCAAACTACTGTGGGAGATTATCAATGACAGCCAGACCACAACGTGGCAAAATGTGACAACTGACACGGGCACCACATGGCAGGTGGTCAATACAGCCGAAGACCCCGGCTGGCAGATCATCAAGACATCACCGTAAGGACAAAACATGGCCCTCGTCGTCAAAGACCGCGTCAAATCCAGCACCACAACGGTTGGGACTGGCACCATTACGCTTGGTGCTGCGGCAATTGGCTTTCAGGCCTTCTCTGTAATCGGGGACGGCAACACCACTTACTACACCATCACGGACACTGTCAACGGAACGTGGGAAGTGGGCATCGGCACATACACTGCTTCTGGTACAACCTTGTCCCGGGACACGGTGCTAGATTCATCCAGTTCGGGTTCTTTGGTATCGTTTGCCATTGGTTCGAAAGATGTGTTCGTCGCCTACCCGGCTGAGCGGGCCGTTATTGGCGGCATGGGGTATGTGGAGAACTCGGCCACAATTAGCGTTAGCTCGACCATCAGCGCAGGAAACAATGCGATCAGCTCTGGGCCTGTGACCATAAATTCCGGTATCACAGTGACGGTCCCGTCCGGCTCGCGCTGGGTTGTGGTTTGATGAGTTTACGGGCACAATCCACACAAGGTAAAATACCATGAGCACATACTCACCATCCCTTCGCATTGAACTTATCGCCACGGGCGATCAAGCTGGCGTGTGGGGCAACACAACCAACACAAACCTTGGCACGCTGGTGGAGTCGGCCATTGCGGGATATGTTTCCGTCTCAGTTACGACGGCAAACCAAGCGCTGACCGCGCTTGACGGACTGCCCGATCAGTCGCGCAACATGGTGTTGGCTCTGACCACAACCACGACAGCCGCATTTGCAGTGTACGCCCCTCCGGTGGAAAAGACCTACGTGGTCTACAACGCCAGCGCCTATCCAGCAACGGTCTACAACTCAACGGCTCTGGGCAACACCACAGCAGCGGGTACGGGGGCTTTGATTCCAGCAGGCCGCACGGTGGCCATTTGGTCGGACGGCACTAACTTTGCGTACCAGAACACCAATCTGGCCACCAGCACTACGGGCGCTTTGATTACCCCTGCGGGCACTGCCGCGCAGCGCGATTCCACACCCCTGCCGGGTTACTTCCGCTTCAACACGGACACCGACAGCTGGGAAGGCTATGACGGCACAGCGTGGACCGGGATTGGTGGCGGAGCCACGGGCGGCGGCGCGGATCAAGTCTTTGTAGAGAACGACCAGAACGTAACGGTCAACTACACCATCCCGTCCACACGCAACGCCATGAGCACGGGGCCAATCACCGTTGTCAATACAGCTGTGACTGGACGGATTGATGACGGCTCGGGCACGCTTGCTGGCACTGTGCTAACAGTGACCGCAGTAACTTCTGGCTTGCTGTATGTGGGGGCGGTTATCTCCGGCGTGGGCATCACAGCCGGAACCACAATCACCGCGTTTGTTACCGGTGCAGGGGGTGTTGGCACATATACTGTCAGCACTTCACAGTTTGTGACGCTGGGCACCATCAATTCGCCTGTAACGGTAACAGTTTCCAGCGGATCACGCTGGGTGATCCTTTGATCGGAGAAGAATATGCTGGCGCACGCTGTTTATTGGATTCGCGCTCCCGAGCACATTGACATGTTTAGTCAGGGGTACATCGGCGTTTCTAACAACTCGGCACGTCGTTTTATTGAGCACTCACGAGCAAAGGGCAATCGCCATCTGGCCTTTGCCATTCAAAAACACGGCTGGGACACGCTGCTGAAAACAGAGATTCTTGTCGCGGACGTTAATTACTGTCTTGACATTGAAGCCAAGCTGCGCCCCACCGAAAAGATTGGCTGGAACTTGGTTGCCGGAGGTGGGAAGCCGCCAGTACTGACTGGGGAACGCCCCAACTTAAGGGGTCGAGCAGCTTGGAACAAAGGCAAAAAGATGCCCGAAGGCATGGTCGAAAAAGTTCGAGTCGCTGTCACAAAGCAGATGCAAGATCCCGAGCACAGAGCCCTTCTTAGCCGTATCAAGATGGGTAAACCGTCGGGCATGCTGGGCTTTAAACACTCGCCCGAAACGGTCGAGAAGATGCGGTTGTCAAAAATCGGTAACACTTCTAAAAAGAAGGGCGTTAAACTGACGCCCGAGGCGTACGCCAATACGGTTGCAGCAGCACGGATCAAATGGTCTTGTCCGCACTGCGGATTGGAAGGCATGGGTAAGGGCGCGGCAAACCGCTGGCATTTTGATGCCTGCAAGAAAAAGGAAACAGTATGATTACGCTCGATGGAACAAACGGAATCGATACGCCGGACTTGGCGTCTGCGGGACCAATTACCGGAACCACCGGAACACTGACGGCTTTGACCGTCAACAGCAACAACATCTCCGCAGTCAACAGCTTGGGCTTCCGGAATCGGATCATCAACGGTGACATGCGGATTGACCAGAGGAATGCTGGTGCAGTAATCACTGGTGTAACAACCGCTACAGGTCGAGTATTTCCTGTTGATCGAACTGGTTTTGCTAACCAGACAGACGGTGTTTGCACAACGCAGCAGTCCGCTACAGCCCCAGCGGGATTTAAAAATTCACTGTACGCCACTGTAACAACCGCAGACGCAAGCATCGGAGTAGCGCAGTATTGCACCCTTAACCAGCGCGTTGAAGGCTTTAACGTCTCTGACCTTGGATGGGGCACTGCGGATGCTCAGGCTGTAACAATTTCGTTTTGGGTGCAGTCCAGCATTACAGGGACTTACTGCATTTCAATCTACAATTCAGGCGGGGCAAGAAGCTATGTTGCGACATACACGGTCAACGTGGCGAACGCTTGGGAGCAGAAGACAATAACCATTGCTGGGGACACCAGCGGTACTTGGCTTTCTACAAACGGAATTGGGTTTCATTTGAATTTCTGTTTGAGTACAGGAACAACATACCAACAAGCGGCAGGGGCATGGGGCACAACAGCGTTTGCCATCGGGTCTCCTGCTCAGACGCAATGGGTTTCCACTCTCGGAGCTACCTTCTACATCACAGGCGTACAGCTTGAAGCAGGAGCAGTAGCCACTCCATTTGAGCGTGTAAATTACACCGGGCAGTTGGCGATGTGTCAGCGGTATTATGAATCTACATTTCCAATTGGAACTGCTCCAGCACAAAATACTAGCAGTGTCAACGCATTAAGAATTAGTCAAACAGCCGCCGCTGGCGCACCTTGCCGTGGGTTTACTTGGATATATAAAACTACAAAACGAGATACCCCATCAACAATAACATCTTATAACCCGTCAGCGGCAAATGCTAATGTGCGAAATAACTCACGGTCAAATGACGCAACAATAAGTGGTATTGCAGGACTTGGCACAATGGGTATTTTGTTTACATTTACAGGGTCTGTTGGCTCGGTTGTTGGTGATGATAATGGCGTTGGTTTTAGTGCGGATGCGGAGTTGTAAAAATGAAAACATATAAACTAAGTTTAGACAGTGAATTTGCACAAGAGTTTTTTGATAGTGTGCCAACAGGAAACTGGGTTAACACCTCCGCTAATCAAGCCTATTTGAAATGGCTTGCCGAAGGCAACACGCCACAACCTGCTGACGAACAAGGAACACAACCATGAGCAAAATAGCTTTAACCCCCAACGCCAGCGGCACAGGCACTTTCACAATTGCCTCACCCAACGGCAACACTGACCGCACCATCAACCTCCCCGACTCCAACGGGACTATCCTGACCACTGCAACTGCCGGTGTGCCTATTGGCGGGCCTGCTTTTAGTGCGTATCAGAGTACGGCACAAACGGTTTCTTCAGCTACAGCAACAAAATTGTTGTTTCAAACAGAAGAATTTGACACAAATAGCAACTTTGATTCCTCAACATTTACTCCAACAGTTTCTGGCTATTACCAAATTTCTGCTGCTGTTTCTCCGGGGGTTTCTTCAACGGTTATGTCGTGCCGTGTCCACAAAAACGGTTCTGAATTTAAACGTGGAAGTGTTACTTCAAATACTGCTGGTGTGTCTGTTTTGGTTTATTGCAACGGAAGTACAGATTACATAGAAATTTATGGGTATTTAACTGCTGGTCAGGCGCTTTCAGCGTTAGATTTTACAACATACTTTCAAGGTGTCTTAGTTCGGAGCGCAACATGACCTTATACGAACGCATCAAAGCTCTCTACCCAGAACTCACAGACCGTGACTTCATGACCACCATCAGGCTCCAGAACGACTCTGACGGTAAGGGCGATTACATTGCTCTTTGGGAACACCCAACGCTTGCACGACCAACTGAGGAGCAACTCGCATGAGCAACTTAAAAGTAAACACAATCAACGATGCCAGCGGTGGCAGTAATGCTGTCCTGTACGGCGTGGCTGCTCCTGTGAACTCAATGGGGTTCAGGAATAGGATTATCAACGGTGACATGCAGATTGACCAGAGGAATGCTGGAGCGAGTGTGACAAGTTCGCCGTTAGCTAATGTATTTTGTGTAGATAGGTGGTTTGGTTTCTGCACAAGTCCTGCTGTATTTACTATGCAGCAATCTACAGATACTCCAGCTGGTTTTGTAAATTCTGTTGCTATAACTGTAACAACCCAAGATACATCTTTAGCGGCTGGCGACTTTAATTCTTTTAGATATATTATTGAAGGTTTAAATGTCGCAGATTTTGGATGGGGGACTGCAAGCGCACAACCAATAACTTTTTCTTTTTGGGTTAAATCTAGTTTAACTGGTACTTTTTCTGTAGGTTTACGAAATTCTGCGCTTAACAGAAGTTATATAGCCACATACACAATTAGCACGGCCAATACTTGGGAACAAAAGACTGTAACAATTGCTGGTGATACATCAGGAACATGGTTAACAACAAATGGTGTTGGTATTCGTTTGGATTGGAGTTTAGGCTCTGGTTCTGATTATCAAGGGACAGCAAATTCTTGGACTGCAACCAACGACTTTACTACATCTGGTTCTGTCAGCGTAGTGGGCACCAACGGAGCCACCTTCTACATCACCGGAGTCCAACTGGAAGCAGGGTCTGTTGCATCCCCGTTTGAGCGCAGGGACTACGGGCGTGAGCTGATGATGTGTCAGCGGTATTGTGTTTTGCTGGGGGGTTCTGACGGCGCATCTCATGCTGGCGCTGGAGTATGGTATGCAACAACTGCGACTATTTATCAAATGCGACTTCCAGTCGAAATGAGGGCGTCTCCTGCGCTAACAAACGTATCCCCAAATTTGTCTATGTACTACTCAGGCGCTATTGCAAACGCTACCGCACCGACTATCAACACAGCAAGTAAAAGTTCTGTCGAGTTTTACACGCCCGTCAGTTCTGGCTCTGGTACTGCGGGTCAAGGAACTTCAGTTCGCTACCTTTCGGGTAAATCACTTCTTACTGCGGAGCTGTAAATGTACAAAATACACAACCCAACAAACATGCCTACTCCGTGCGTTATTTTGCGCCTGTCCGACAACGCCTTCATCCCCTTCGATCCCGCCAACACAGACTACGCTGAGTACCTCGCATGGCTGGACGCAGGGAACACTCCGCTGCCAGCAGACGCGCAACCTGAGTAAAAGAGTTCATGCTCGCAGAGTTGGCGGCTGCGAACGCAGCGTTTCAGGTAATCAAAGCCGCCCTCAACAACGGAAAAGAGTTGTCGGCGATAGGTGGGCGCGTCTTTGATTACTTTGACAACAAAGCCAAGATTCAGGAAAAGGCCACTAAGAAGGCATCCGGCGGTGCGGCTCGGTCTGACATGGAAGAGTTCATGGCCTTGGAGCAGCTCAACGCCCAAGAGGTCGAGTTACGTGAGCGCATGATCTACGCAGGCCGTCCGGGGCTGTGGGAGGACTGGGTAAAATTCCAAGCGCAGGCTGCAAGGCGCAGACGTGAGGAAAAGGAAGCCGCAGGCCGTGCCGTGGCTAAGCTCAAGAAAAAAAGGGAAGAGCTGGCCGAGTACATTGCAATCAGTATTGCCGCGCTCGTTCTGACGGGATTGATGATCTACGGCATCGTGATTTACATGCTGTACATAAGGAAATAAAGATGAATGAACTACTTGCTGGACTGCTTAAAAATGTGGCACCCGGTCTTGCGACTATTGTTGCTGGTCCCCTTGGTGGCATGGCTGTTCGTGCTATTGCTGAGAAACTTGGCGTTGAAGATACTATTGAGGCCGTCACGCAAGCCATCCAAGCAGACCCTGAGGCGGCTGCAAAACTTGCGGAAATAGACTTGCGCCAGTTTGAGCTTGAAGTCAAAGACCGTGACGGTGCCCGTGCCATGCAGATTGCTGCATTGCAGCAAGAAGACTGGTTTGCCAAGAACTTCCTGTACCTGTTCACCAGTGCATGGTCCATCTTTGCCATGACCTACTTTGCCTTTGTGACCTTTGGAACTGTGCATCCAAGCGGGGTGCGTATGGCCGACACCATCCTTGGGGTGTTGATAGGGACAGTCCTGACGGGATTTTTTAACTTCTTCTTTGGCTCCAGCAAGTCCAGCAAAGATAAGACCGACGCTATGATTAAAGGTATGAAATGAAAGAGAACTTTGCCGAAGCCCTGCAAAAGCTGCTGCACCATGAAGGCGGCTACGTAGATCATCCGGCTGACCCGGGCGGCAGAACCAATCTTGGCGTAACGCAAAAGGTCTGGGAAGAGTGGGTTGGCCACCCGGTCGAGGAAAAAGCCATGCGGGCACTGACACCTGCTACGGTTGCGCCGCTGTACCGGTCCAAGTACTGGGACAAGATCAAAGGTGACGAGCTGCCTTCCGGGGTGGACTATGCCGTGTTCGATGCTGCTGTTAATTCTGGGCCGGGTCGGGCGGTCAAATGGCTGCAAGGCTGCGTCGGTGTTGAGCAAGATGGGGGGATTGGCCCCAAGACGCTGGCCGCAGTTGCTGCAATGGACCCTGCCGAGCTGGTTGAGGACTACGCCAAGCGTCGTCTTTCCTTCTTGATGGATTTGCCACATTGGAGTACATTTGGTAAAGGCTGGGGCCGCCGCGTGGCGGAAGTGCAAACGACAGCTTCTTCCATGACCGCGTGAGGTAAACCGTGCCATTACAAAAACTGCTTTTAAGACCGGGCGTGTCGAGGGAGTCGACGACGCTGGCTAATGAGGGGACATGGTTTGAGATGGACAAGGTCCGTTTTCGTTCCGGCATGCCCGAAAAATTGGGTGGTTGGACAACAGACGCGGGGGTGCCGCTAACCGGCCTCATGCCGCCTACTGGGTCGTATTGGGGAGTTGCGCGGTCTTTGTGGAACTGGGTCACGTTGGCGGGCTACAACCTGCTGGGCGTGGGAACCAACCTGAAATATTACATCCAAGCCTCAGTCGGAGGCACGTTCTACGACATCACGCCCATTCGGGATACCAACGCGATAGCATCCAACGCCTTCACTACAGTGACCGGCTCCACCACAGTTACGTGCAACGATGCCACACACGGGGCAAATACTGGCGACTTTGTGACCATCTCAGGGGTTGTAGGCGCGGTCAACGGCATCCCTGCCTCCGCGCTCAACCAAGAGTTTCGCATCACCGTCGTCAACTCCGCCACCTACACTATCACGGTGTCAGCACCTGCCACATCAACAGGCACTGCAGGCGCAGCTACCTTTGCGTATCAAGTTTTTGTCGGCACTGAGATATACGAAGTTGTGACCGGCTGGGGCGCTGGAGGCTTTGGTGGGGCAAGGGCCCCTTCAAGTACCACCGCACTGAACGGGGCGTTAAATTCTTCTGCTACGACAATCACCGTTGTGTCTACGACAGGCTTTGCGGCGTCGGGCGCAATCGGAATCGACGCAGAATACATCACCTACTCAGGTATTACCCCCACAACTTTTACAGGCTGCACACGAGGCGTTGGCAGCACAGCCGCGTCTCATGCCGATACTGCGCCGGTTTTGCAATTCTCGGGTGCTACCGGCTGGGGGCAATCCGCATCTTCAGGGGTGGTTTCTCAATTGCGTTTATGGAGCCAAACCAACTACGGCCAAGACCTTGTCCTGAACCCCCGAGGCGGCGGGCTCTACCTGTGGAAAGTCAACGCTAATCCCTTGCTTTATGATCGCGCCGTGCTGCTGTCATCCACGAGCCCAGCGCCATACACTACAGACACCAGCTGTCCCACCGTTGCAAGTGCTGTGACCGTGTCGGATGCCTCACGCTTTGTGATCGCCTTTGGCTGCAACGACTATGGCTCAGCCGTACAGGACCCGTTGTTGGTCCGCTGGTCGGACCAAGAAAACTACGCGTTGTGGGCCCCCGGCATCACCAACCAAGCAGGTAGCTACCGCTTGAGTACCGGGTCGTCGATCGTTGCGCATCAGCAATCCCGGCAGGAAATTTTGGTGTGGACGGATGCAGCGCTGTATTCCATGCAGTACCTTGGCCCCCCATATATCTGGGGCTTTCAAATTCTGGGCGACAACATCTCGATTGCGGGGCCAAACGCTCGCGCCACTGCTGCCAACATCACATACTGGATGGGGCTGGATAAGTTCTACATGTACTCCGGTCGTGTGGAGACTTTGGCCTGCCCACTGCGTCAATACATCTTCGGCAACATTAACTTGCAGCAGCAATATCAGTTTTTTGCGTCCACCAATGAAGGATTCAACGAAATCTGGTGGTTCTACTGCTCCGCCAACTCCACGGTAATTGACCGCTATGTGGTTTACAACCACTTGGAACGCATCTGGTCTTACGGCAACCTCGCCAGAACCGCTTGGTTGGATACGCCTTTGCGGGAGCACCCCACCGCTGCAGGCTATGGCGGCCAGATTATTTACCACGAAGATGGCGTGGATGACGGCACAACAAACCCACCAAGCCCGATCAGCTCGTTCATTCAATCTGCGGACGCGAATATTGGCGATGGTCACAATTACGGATTTGTCTGGCGCATGATCCCGGACATCACGTTTGACGGGTCCACAGTGGACAAGCCGTCGGTCACCATGACGCTCAAGCCCCGACAAAACCCCGGTTCAGCCTACAGCGCAGCCGCTTCACCGACAGTTGCCAGTACGCAGAACTACTCTGGCCAGCGTAACTACACGGTGCAGCAGTTCACTGAGATCGTCTATGTCCGGGTCCGTGGCCGCCAGATGGCATTTAAGATCAGCTCCGAAGACTTGGGTGTGCAGTGGCAGCTGGGTGTTCCGTCAATCGACTTGCGTCCTGATGGCCGGAGATAAGCATGACACTTATCGTCACCTCCGAATTTGAGCTGAACCGGGTAGTTGCACCGCGCTTGCCTACGGCTCCGGTCCAGTATGAGGCAAGGTTCCACGACCAGCACAGCGATGTGCTGCGTTTATATTTCAACCGGCTGGACGCCATATTGGCGCAGCTGGATACCAATGCCACGACATCAGTCTTGCAGGTTCCTTACGGTTCGTTTTTTCAAGACGGAGCCACGTTCTTGACAGCGAACATGACCAACGTGTCAACCACGCCAATTTCAGTTACATCCACCACGGGGTTTACCCCGTCTGGGGGCTTGCTGATCGAAGACGAGTTGATCATATACACAGGCAAAACATCCACCACCTTCACGGGGATTACCCGGGGCGTATATGGAACAACCAACGTAGCCCATACCATTGGAGTTGCCGTTACTGAATCTCTTGGGGTGCCCAACGCCACTACGGCGCAAGCCATGATATTAACGACCACGGCTGCCAGTTTTGGTGTGGAGCTTGATGGAGTTAACACCTCACGGGTAAAGGCGACCGTTGCGGGGGTGTACAACTTCCAGTTCACTGCGCAGCTCTTGAATTTCACCACCACTGAAGATAACGTGTCCATGTGGTTTAAACAGAACGGCGTGGACATCCCCTACAGCGCGGGTGTTGTGCAAGTTAACGGCAAACACGGCAGCGAACCCGGAAGCGGTATTGACGGGTGGAACCTTATCGTTAACATGAACGTCAACGATTACATTGAGATTTACTTCTCTTCTGTAAGCGGAAACACAGTCGTTGCCACATTCCCTGCGGGGACTGCTCCAGTAACTCCAATTTCACCTTCTCTCATTCTGACGGCCACATTTGTGTCTGCGCTCCCGGCATGATAGACTCGATTAACCCCCTTCCCGCGAGGCATACATGAGCCTACAACTTGCTGCACAACACCTTGCCTCCCGTGGTAGAGGTCCGGATACTCAGTTGATTCATATGGCCCCGCAAGAAGTTGCTGGGCTACACGCGTTGGCGAAAGCCCACGGCGGTGAATTAACCACCAACCCTGATACGGGTTTACCCGAAGCTGGTTTCCTGTCAAGCCTTTTGCCGATGGTGATTGGTGCTGCGCTGGCCCCCTTTACTGGCGGCATGTCTGCGGCTTTGATTACAGGCGCTGGGTACACAGCAGCAACCG